GCAGAGGACCGCTATATATCTGGCGCCCCGGCGTTTAACGAACAACAATATTTTTCATCTATCACCGGATTTTCCCCGACGGTAGTAGGCTTACCGGCCGATAAGTTTACAGTAGTTAATACCGCGGCTCCCCCCGGCCTGGTAAGGCCCCATACTTTCAAGATAACAGACACCACCGACGTAGATATCCAGGAAACGGTACGGGCTAAAATGGGCCGTATGTTTGCCGACTCCGTCGGGTACGAGATCGTGGTCCAGGGGTGGCGGGATGATAACGGGGATATCTGGGCGCCGAATAAGATTGTAGAATTGACATCCCCCGGTATAATGGTTTACAATGAATACGAATTTATAACCCGGTCGATACGGCTCGCGAGAGCCTCGTCGGGTGGTGATACCGCCGCGCTGGGGCTTGTATTCCCTGGGGCGTATAGCGGCAAAATTCCGGAGGTTCTCCCGTGGGAATGATAGGGACGGCCATACAGAGCGTCGTAGAGACGGTCCGGGGGGTAGTAGTCCCCAGAGTAAAGGGCGAACAGTTCGCGGGCGATACGTTGACCGCGGATATATACGCGCCGTCCGGAGACGATAGCCCGCCACTCCCGGACGATGTAGTATTTTTCTCGAAGGACTCCACTACCGGCGGACTCGTATATCTCGGCACCCTCGACCAGAGTAACCCCACAGAGGCCGCGGCGGGAGAGAAACGACTCTACGCCCGCACCCCGTCGGGTGCCGTCGCGGTCGCCTTGTGGCTTAAGGGCAACGGGACTATAGAGATAGCGGGCGCGGCGGATTTTGCGGTACGTTTCGCGGCACTCAATACACAACTACAGGCGCTCGTAGCCGCGATTAACGTCGCGCTCGGTACGAAAGACGACGGCGCGGGGACTGCGGGTAGTCTCGTGCTGGACTTATCGACCGCTAAAGTGGACGAGGTTAAATTGCCATGAGTGACGTAAAATTATTTCAGACCAACGACGACGGGGAGATAACCGTCGAGGGCGGTATAACTGAGCTAACCGGCGGTTTTGATACGTCGTTTTACCTGTCCATTTTTGGCGGGAATTTTGAGGACGACGGCTCGCAGGATAACCGTAAGACGTGGTGGGGTAACCTACTCGAGCGAGAGCCGGAGAGTAAATTAGTAAGCCGCACCCAGAATTTACTACGGGGTCTCCCCGCGTCGTCGGGCAATTTGCGACGGGTGGAGGAGGCCGTTAAGCGCGATCTGCAGTGGTATGTGGATACCGGGATCGCCACCTCAGTAGAGGCCGCAGCCAGTATCCCCGCCTACGGTCGGGTACTTATAGCTGGTAGCGTTACGGTACAGGGCGAAAAAATACCATTTGAATTTACCGAAAACTGGAAAGCAGCGCAAAGCGAGGGGCAATAAATGGCACTGAATACACCGACCACGGCCGAGATTAACGCGCTAATAATATCGCAGCTCGAAGCGGCTTTAAGCCAGACTATCCCGCTACTGCCTAAAGCATTTAACAGGGCCATAGCTAAGGTACTCGCGGGCGTGTTCGTATTGCTCTATAAATACGCCGGTTTTATATTCCTGCAGATGTTCGTAAGTAAAGCGACTATTGAGGAGGTCGAAGTATTCGGTATGCGGTTCTCCCCCTTAATCGAATGGGGGCGCCTTATCGGCGTCGGAGATCCTACCGCCGGTACGCAAGCGGAATTAAATATCGAGATTACGGTCGAGACGCAGGGCGGCACCCTCGCGGCGGCTACGCAATTAACCAGCAATAAAAACGGCGTCATTTATATAACCGAGACGGCGGTATCCCTGGACGCGGCCACTAAGCAGGTAGTAGTAAAAGCCGTCAACGATCCGGACGACGGCGGGGGCGTCGGTACTATCGGTAACCTGGACCCGGGCGACCCGATCAGCTTTGTAACCTCTATCGCCGACGTTAACCGTAACGCGGTAGTAGTCGCCCAGGTGACCACAGGGGCCGATACCGAGGATACAGAGGTATACCGGGGCCGTATCATTGACAGATTCCAAAAGCAGCCGAGAGGCGGCGCTAAGGCCGATTATGAGTTTTGGGGGGAATTGGTGGCGGGTATCGTTAATATCTACCCGTACACAGGGATTATCCCCGGAGAGGTAGACGTATACTCCGAAGCGGAGGCCACCGGCGGTAACCCGGACGGCATACCGACCCCGGCGCAGTTACTCGCCGTAGAGACAGCTATTAATCTTGATGAAAACGGAAGGGCCACCCAGCGGCCGGTAAGCGCTTTTACTAACTCGCTACCGATAACCCGTACAGGCTTCGACGTTACGGTATTCGGGCTTGTGGTCGCGGACGAGGCGCAAATACTGATAGACATAGAGGCCGCGCTCGTCGAATATTTCCTCGCACGGGCGCCTTTTATCGAGGGGCTTACAGTAGCGCCCCGTACCGACTTTATAACTAACAGCAATATAACCGGAATAGTGGACGATTTTGTAACCGCTAAAAACGGGGTGTTTTCTACCGTGTCCTTTAGGGTCTCGGCTTCGGTCGTTGATATCGCTTCCTACTCGCTCGATCAGGGCGAGAAGGCTAAACTAGTTACTTTCGCGTCGGCGTAATAATGGATCTATTCTTAAGAGTATACCAGCACTTACTACCCCGGGCCAGAGCGTTGTCTCTGGTAGCTGAGAAAGCGCTCCGGCGGTTGTTTGAAGGGCTTACGGGTCTACCCGCTGCAATTCAAGAGTTTGTGGATTTAATCTTACTTGACGTATTCCCAGACACTACCCGAGAGCTGGCGGAGTGGGAGACTCAATTCGGCGTTGTTAACCCGGCCACGGCAGAGGCGGATCGTAGGGCAGCGATTACCGCCGCGTGGAACAGGGGCGGCGGCTTAGGTCCGGACGCTCTGCAGGACGTACTCCAGGAAGCGGGCTTTCCGCTGTTCGTACATGACTCTTTTTACTTCACGCCTGCAAAGGCTATCCGTAACCCTAATCTGTACCTAGCGGACAGCGACACGACGATAGTATACGTCGCGGAGTGTGGCGAGGCGCTCGCAGAGTGCGGGGAGACTACGGCTATATGCGGGGATACCAGCACCCCTACCGGGATACTGTTAGTAAATAAAATATTAGTCCGCGCGCTCGATTACTTAGCCGCCGTAACGTGCGGGGAGGCCCTCGCACAGTGCGGGGAGCCCGACGCAGAGTGCGGTAATAACTCAGGATTTAATAGCCAGTTAAAGCCGTACCGTATCCCGAGCGACCCCGATTTATGGCCGTATTTCTGGTACGTCGGCGGCGAGACTTTCGGGGATAGCGTCACGATACCACTAACACGTAAACAAGAATTAGAAAACTTAGTTTTAAAGATAGGCCCGGCGCATTTGTGGACGGGGCTAATAGTTGATTACGCCTAAAAGGAGGCCCCAAAATGGCTATTAAGCCGTCAGTAAATTACCCGACAAAGACCACAGCCCCCGACGCTAACTACCCGTATGGCTCCGCACGTAACGTATCCGCCCCAGGTGATGGCACCGGCACACCGCTTGAAGAGGCGTGGGTTAATGACTTTTTCGGGTTTTCCCAAAAACTAACCGACGCCGCGGGGGTAACGCCGTCGGGTAACCCCGAGACGATACTAGCCTCGGATCTCTTCGATTCTATCGAAAAGACATTTAGCCGATTTTCTATGGCTGTGGACACAGGCACCGCGAATACTAGGATTCTGGCCTCTGTGTCAGGTGCCGACCCGGATACACTCGTGGACGGTATGCGGATAGGATTTTTCAATAATGCCACGAATACCACCACGGCCACCGCCAAACTTGGCACTCTGACCACTAAGTTTATAAGGTTACGGGGCGCTGTTTTATCCGGCGGGGAAATGAAAGCCGGGGATTTTGTGGAGATAGTTTTTAACGTCGGGGCGAATTACTGGGAGATCGCGCAAGCCGCGCCCGTGTCCGGTAGCGTGGTCGGGGGTGATAGCTTCTCGACGGGGGCGTCGAATACGGGTATAATTCTTTTACCACCCGATAATACTATACCCCTGAGTGGCGAGGGCGACCAGTATATGCAGCTCGCCTACGCGGCGACAAAAGCGACGAATAAATTAAAGATAGATGTGGTCGCCCAGTTAGCATCCACCAATATCAACCCGCAGATGCAGGCCGCGCTTTTTAAGGACGCTGTGGCGGGTTCTATTGGGGCGGGGTTCGGTGGTCGCGCAGCTTTTGCGGGGGCGCGGTGTACGGTATCCTTCACGGTACACGTGACGCCAGGCACCACAGCATCGGTACTCTATAAGGTTAGGGCGGGGAGTGGCGACGCGGGGACCACGACTATTAACGGCTCTTTCGGCGGCGTCTCGGCGTCCTCGATAACTATTACCGAGACTGAGGCTTAAAGTAACCCGGCGCGCTTTAATTGAAAGCGTGCTTGCTTTATAAAAAAGCCGGGAACCTTCGGGGTTACGGCGTCTACCGCTTGCTTAAGGGGGCGCCGTGGCTGAATGACCACAGACTGCTTAGAAAAGTCGTGTATTAGTTGTATCCGAGAGCGTTTTTTACCACCGGTTACTTTATAGATACCGGGGTGCCGGTCGAAAGGAAGGTATAAAAATTTGTTACGGCCCCCACGTTTAGCGGCCATTTTAATAGAGGCGACTATGTACTGGTTTTTACTACGGGCTTTTATTCTCTGGCGCTGCAGCTTGATAGATCCGCGACGGTTAGCCCGGCGCACTACTTTACGTCGCGGCCTGGCGCTCTCGCCCTCACCGGATGCTACCGAGGTCGGGATATCGACGCCCTTTTTACCCGTTTTAGTTAGCGTCTTACCGAATTCCTGGTCGAGCATGTAGTCCGCGGTCGAGCCGACGGTGGCCTCTTGGGCGCGGGGGTTAAATCCACGGACCTTATCGACCTGGATCGAGCGCTCGGTAAACTTATTTCTAAGTGTGAATTTACGCCGCGCCCCGCGCTGGTACTTCTCGCGGGTCTCAAAAGCGGCCTTGTTTAACGTAGCGCCCTGTATCCTCGGATAGAGTTTACGCGCGAATAATTTTAAATCCTTTTGTAATCTTTTGATATTTTTGGTATCTATATCTATCATAAGGGTACTATACCACACAACAGAGGCCCCGACAATGGCGTGCGACGACCCGATAAACGAGACCACCCACATAGGCACTTTTAATCTAAAGGCCGACACCCCGTACGACCCCACTACGCAGATGTTACAGCAAGCTACTAAGGTACCGGTAGACCTTACCGGTTATACCTTTGAGTCGCGGTTCTTGGATAAGGACCCGGACGTCGAGCCCAAAGGCGCCACGATACTGGACGAGGCGGTCGTAACCATAACCGGCGACCCAGTTAACGGTATCTACGCAGAGTTACTGACCGAGTCGGAAGTCGCCGCGCTTTTAGCGCTGGCAGTGCCCCCGACTTTCTGGGAATTTTTCGCCACTAAAGCAGGCGTCCGGCACAAATGGTTTACCAGCGACGTCGGGCAAGAGCTTGCGGGGTCGCCGCCATGAGTGGTATAATAGCCGTACGGACCAGCGGACCAGTAGCAGCCCGTAACGTAGAGACTTTTATACTCGCCTCGGGGGCCGCCTTTGACGTGTCCGGAGATGTGGCTTTAAATACCGCGCACCGGGGGCTAGTCGGTGGGGAAAATCCACACAACACGGTACTAACCGCGGCCGATATCGGAGAGGCGATCGCCGCCGCAGATCCGAAAGCAACGCCGATCGATGCAGACTCTCTCGGGTTATCTGATTCTGAGGACAGCGGGATACTAAAAAAGCTGACCTTTGACAACTTGTTAATATGGGTCAGGTCTGTTTTTAAATTCATTACAGGTCAGTACGACATAACGACCACCTACACACCGCTGACAACTGAAACAGTTACGCTGGATTTTTCCCTCGGTAACTCATTTATAATTGATGTTTCTGCATTTGGGGCGGGCGGTAGCCTGACAATAGGGACACCGGATAATCTACCTACTGGAGAAACCTATCCAGCTTTTACGGTGTTAATCATCGCAGGAGCCAATCTCCCAACATTTTCATGGGCAAATCAGCCGGGGGATATAGACGATCCTGAAATAGTAGCCTCTAAAAATAACGAGATAATCGGCAGACGGTGGCCAATCGGTACAGATATTGTTTATACAATAGGGCAGTCGTTCGCATGAGCCATTTACCGACAAAATTGCTGGTTGAAAAAGAAGTAGGCGGTGCCGGGTTAAGTGTCCGAACCATTATCATTGATGCTTATACCAATCAAGGTGACGGTGTTGTAATTGGGTTTAGGGAGCTAGACTCCTTGCTTGGTGGTGTTATACTAACCCCAAGTTATTCCGCCGGTGCGACAACTGATGGAGGTGCATTCTTTAAACCAGAACTGGCCTTTAATACTACATTAAGCCTCACCGGGGCACCCCAGTTTAATTCTTGGCGGGCCGCCACTTTTACTATCGCAAACCAAAGGATCTATTGCTTATTCGATGAATTGCAAACTATTGACGAGTTTCTATTTGATAACTGGCACAACAACGGGTCCAACCCCACCAGAGGAACTAAAAACGCAAGGATACAAGTTACCGATCAAGCCTTCCCTAATACGGTTTTAGACCAAGTTGTACCCAATGGCGTAGAGGTATGGAATGGCGACTTGCCTATACATCCAGCGTCAAATACAGAACAACGATTTTCAATCCCATTGATATAAGGGCGACAATATGGAACTTGAAATAGGCGGAGAAATAATAACTTTCCCTTGTAAGGCATGGACTGATGAGAAAGGTAAAAGGTGGGGTCGTCCGACTTTGGCATTTTTACAGAAAAGAGGGGCCACCGAAGTTATACCGCCCCCACCACCAGAACCGACTCCCGAAGAAATCAAGGCCGCCACAATTAAAGCTATTGAATTAGATTTAATTGTTCTTGATTCACAAGTTGATTCTAGGTGTTACGAAGATTTATACGACTTTGTGACTGGTGCGACTACAACGATCGGGGGGCCAAAAAGCACCAAAACCGTTGACTTAATGGCCGCCAAGAAAGCCAAGAGGCAAGAACTAAAAGAAGCTAAATCGTTATATGGGAGGGCGTATGCAGGCGTCACCGGAGTTAGTACACTACACGATTACAGGGGCGCAGGATTGGCCGATGTTCCAGCAAATGTTGGCGGGTATGCGTATCCTCGTGCTACTCTTATGGGGTACCATTGTGGCCGGTGGCGGGTATATGTGGAACGATCTAAAAAAGCGGATAGCATCGCAGCGCCAGGAAGATCAAGCCCATTGTATAGCGTGCAAAAATGAGCGCACGGAGGAGTTCGGCCACGTATGGGCTGCTATTGATGTGGTCGCCCCACGAGACAGCGCGGCAGCGTCCGCTGTAACCGCAGCTAAAGGGAGGCTAGCAAGTGGTAAAAAATAGTATATGGAAACTTATAGCGGCGTACTTTAAGCCGTCCGGCACCTCGGATAATTTCGGGGACGGCGCGAGGCTCTCCGGGTTCTTACTGTTCGCCCTGTGGGTTATCAGGTTTAACACCGGTTGGAAGCTGGCGGTCAATAACGCCTACGAGACAGACACCCCATACCCCGACCAGATAAAGCGGGTCGAGGAGATCCTCCGGGACTGGCAGCTATGGGGCTTTGTGGGTTTAGGGATATATCCGGACTGGAACCGGCCAGGATTTCACATCGACGCGCGGGGTCGTAAAGCTCGGTGGGGGTATATCGCTGGTAAGATGGTTAGTTACGAGGCGGCGAGAGACCATGCGACTACTGCCTAAATTAAACCGGGGATTTATACCGAAGTACCGAGAGTTCACTTACGGCGACGAGATATGGCGCGGGCTATCCGAGGCCGACCGGCGCCGGGTACCTGTCGATAAGACGTGGTACATACTCGACGAGCAGATAGTTTGGTATGATAAAAAACTCGATAAGCGTATAACCGTCCCGGTCGGGTATATCTCCGACGGTGCGAGCGGTGCTATTGATATACGTTCTAAAGGGTGGTGGGTCCACGATTGGTTATGCGACGGCCACGGGTTCGATAAGGATTATAACGGCGGCGGGGAGTGTTCTAACTGGCACGCCTCCCGGATACTCTCCGGCATTCTCTGGAGTGAGAAGCGGCCGGTAAGATCCTGGCGCTGGCGGTGGGCTACTTTTTTCTTCGGCGGTAAGGGGCTTAATCGGTTTTAATACCACCCCCGCTATAGGTCCTCCTTAGCACCGCAGCCTTTACACCGTAACCTTTTCCCCTCTTCGTAGTCATTGTGGTAATCACTCAGTACCACGTCCTCACAACCGCACTCAGCACAAACTATTTTAAAATGTCCTGTTTTCATCCTATCACCTCTATATTTCCAAAGTCAGTTACCCGCGTTTTATCATTCGCGCAGCCATTAGGGCACGCGCCGCGTCCGTTAATCCGTACGTGATTAGTACCGCACCGGCAGTAGCCGATAGCGACCGCGAGCTCTAACGGCTTCGGGTCTGCTACTGAGCGGATCGCCTCGCATATAAAGCGCGTCGCGTTACGCTTCCCGCCCAGGATCTCCACAACGTCGGGCGGGAAGCGGTACGGGCCCTTGACGACGGTACGCTCTGCTACGGGCTTTACGGGCGCGCCCAGGGCCTTACCTGGACCCGGTTCGCGCTTGCCGCCCCGCCCTGATTTAAAAACTATCATATTATATCGCACTCCGTATGATTGCCGTAGCAGAGCGGGCACAACACGGCCCCGCAGTTACACTCTAGCGTCTCGTCGTTTTGGTCGAGTTCCCGGCCGCACTGTTCGCAAGTCCCCGGCGCGTCGCCCCAGTCCTCCCCGAGCGACTTCATTAGACCCGCCCCATGTGGACAATGTCCGCTGTCTTTTCGACTACGTCCTTAACGGTTATTACCGCCTGGAAA